AAGAGTTGCAGCATCGGTAATGCTTTTGTTGCTAAGATAACGCTCTAAACGAGTTTGGTAACCATCGTTTGGAAACATTTCCGCTAGTCGCTCAAGGATATTGAGCATTAATTGCGTAAACATATTACTTTCCTTTACCCCCAAATGGGACAAAACAATTTTTCATTGTGTTATTAAAAAATTCTTTATTAGTCATAACACTGTAAATTGCTACTCCTGTGTCTATTGTATTAGCATAAGACTTTTTTGTATACTCAGTCTGTGCGTCAATAAATTCATTGAGCAATTTTTTAATATCATTATTAGTAACGAAAGTGTTAACTAAATTTTTTTTGGTGCTTTGGACAGCATCCATCATAAAAAAGGGCATTGTATTAATCATTTGTGTATCTCCATGTGTGTAATTATTTATTATGTTGCGGTGCGCAAAAAATATAACGTTAATAAAAAAGCCCATATTAACTATGGGCTTTTTCAAACTTCAATAATGCTAGCTGTCGTGCCAAATATAATCTTGATTTCACGTAGTCAGAGAGTTCTTCTTCATCTTCTATAGTTTGTTTTCTTACAATCCTAATACGTTTGTTATTTGTATTAAAATCATCATTAACTAAAACTATATTTGTATCGTCAAAATTCTGATGAAAGCTTAGATATGGTAATTGGCTTCTGCGAGCCAATATTATTTTTTTGCTGGTTCAGCAGCTTTCTTAGCTTCTTCTTTTTTAGCTTCTGCTTTTGGTGCTTCTTTCTTAGCTTCAGCCTTAGGAGCGTCTTTCTTTGGCTCTTCTTTTTTAGCGTCAGCAGCATAGGCTGATACAGCAAACAATGATGCGATTAATGTTGCAAGAATTTTCATTTTATTTTCCTTTAAGTTAAATGAAATAGACATTTACATGTCTATATATATTAACGCATGAGGCGTTAAATTCGTTGACAAAGAAGTTAGCCTCCTCGCCCACTTCTTCGTACTGTTGTAGTATTCTTAAACCCTTTTGTTGGTTTAGGTATATTATGGTTGCCATTAAACGGCGTTTTGGTTTTTTGTGCTTGTTTTAAAGTATTAGCAAACGTATTCTGATTTTTCTTTTGTTCTTCAGTCATTTTATTTTCCTTTAATAAATTTATTTAACATTTTCTAAGTATTCCATAAGATCACCGTATAATGCTACTAATACAGCAATTTTATTATCATACAGTCTTACAAATGGTATCTTAGTTTTATCTTCTAGTTTAAGACCAAGATAATAAGGGCATTTAATCTTTTTATTACATTGTATAATAAAGTGTTGTGGCTTGAATTTTTTATCTTTGCTGAATTTTAATTCAATATCATAGTGAGTTATGCCTGCCATTTCAAACACAACTTTACCCTCATCTGTGATACGCATACCTTCACTATTACGACCAGTCATCCACCAACGTAAAAAAACTTTATCTACTGTGTGTGATTTATATCGGTCAACATTCTGTAGATTATCTAATACATATTGTGTTATTTTTGTTTTATTAGATTGCGTCATCTGTATATGGATATACAGTTTGTCCGTTGTTCAAAAAGACAACTGTAAACTTATCTGTCTTAAACTGCATGTTTAATTTTCTACATAGATTCCTAGCATGTCCAGGATTACTAAAACTTGTTTTCTTATATTTTGGAGCAGTTGTGCTATCTAGGTAATGCTGTGATTTTAAGTTAATAGGTTGGTTGTCATAAAATACAGCCCAAATACCTGCCGCTTCTACAATCTGATCAGTTTTGTATGTTTTCTTATCAACGTGCTCAAGGATTACTTTAGGCTGTGTTCTACTCATTTAAAGCTACCACCATGTATATTGATTTTTACTACTTCTTCACTATTGTTTTTCTTTTCATTTAAGTCTAATAATAGTTTTGCTATGTCATCACGTAATCCACGTGCGTCACTAAGTGGAATAATTATATCTTTACTTTGTTTGCCCTCATAGGCAGTCATCTTATCTAAAAATCTCTTTATGAAAATCATAGAATATTTATCGCTACTTCAGCCTCTGTTTCTGTTTTAAAAGGGCCTATATATTCATAACGTTGAATAAAGATATATTTTGGACAGAAAGTAACTTCTTTATTTCCATTGACATTCATAACAAACCATCCAGCAGCATGATAACACTTACTTTTACTAGATTTGGTATACAAATGAAGTTTACGTTGAATATCATAGATACTATTGTAAACCTTTGATGTTGTTGGATATTCAGGATAAGGTTGTTTATTTGTAGTTTTGTTATTGCCACTTACAAATTTTATATCAATTAATTTTTTAATGTCATCTGTACTGTCAAAATGTACAGACCTCCCTTCAATTTTTACATCAAACCCGTTACCATCACTAATAACGTTTCCTACTTTTTTCTGTCCGTCTGTGATTACCCAATATTGGTCATCAATAATAGGCTTAGCAATCAGTCCACTCAATTTTACCCTCCGTGTGTTTATGTAATAATGGTTCAATATTATTATTGAAAATTTGTGTCATGGTCTTAATTAACATTTGTCTTTCAATGTCAGTCATTCCAGCTACCCAACTTGGATCATCTGGACTTTTATTTAGTCCAAAATCATGGCGATATGTAAAACACATATCCATAATTAACTTTTGTTTTTCTGACTCATTCATCTTTAGTAAGCTTTGCTACCATTAGAAATTGCTCATAAGCATTCTTTACAGTAGGATGTTGTAATAATTTGTTTGCTTCTTCGTATAAAACTTCTAGTCCAGCCTCTACAATATTACCAGCACTATCAGTATATAAGCTATAAAATTCATCACCCATTGTTTTCTTAAAATGTATGTAGGCTTGCGATTGTTCTAGGGTAAGTGTTTTTTGTTTTACTTTAAGTCCACTAGCATCCATTAAAGCACTAATCATTTTTTCTTTAGCAACAAGTGATGCTGCGATTAAAGCAGCATAATTTGGGTCTATGTTATGTCTTGTTAAAGTATGTCCAGGCTCAACTGTTACTAAATGTGAGCCTTTTTGAAAAGCCTCACGTAATTCACTGTCATATTCACTGACAGGAATATATTTACGACCTACCTTTTTATAAAATGTGTTAGTACTCATTTTTTCAACTCATTAATAACTAATTGTTTGGCTCTAGCATCTAAATCTAATTGTTGTTTTTTAACCATTAATGGAGCAAATTGTTCAATATACGTTAGTATAGCTTCTTTACCACTATCTGTCAAATGATTATACGCACCATTACTTCCAACACCAGATTGATAGTAAGCATTGCGGTCGTTTAGTACAGCCATTATACCTGCGTAAATTTGTTTCTCTAACATACTACTCATGTAGTATACCCTTATACGGGTTATTAAGCCACTTAGCAAAAGCTTCAGCATTTTCAGATATTTTATTAAGTTCATATTTTCCACAAAACTTCATAAAGTGAACACCAACTTGTGGCGTAGTTTGAATACGGATGTTTTCTCTAATTATAGCATCTACTGCATCTTTAATTTCTTGTGGCTGTGCGTTTAAATCGATTAATGTTTTATTACGCTCATAACAATCACGCACACGTTGTTCTACTCCATCATGATCTACCCAACGCTGTAGCATCATGTTGTTCCAATTAAAGCCTTGTTTATTACGATCCTCAAAAGCCTCAATCAGTCCAACTTTGTTTTTGCTACCTTTACTACGTACCCCAGGATAGGCACTGAACACATTGTCTGTGCTATCACCACGCATACATTTTTCAAATAGCAAGTATTGAGGATCGCCTAATGTTTTAGCTTCCTTCGTCTTTTTGTCAACAATTAGTCTATCCTTTTCATCATAGTAACCTGATAGTTTGATGAGTTGGTTACTGACTCCGTTATACTGGTACACGTTTTCATTAATAAGCTGAACGTAATCAGTATCAGAAGAAATAATATAGTGCGTGTCATTTGGATGTAAATTTATAAACCTTGCTATAATATCATCTGCCTCAGCAGAAGGATGACGCAATACACTGGTATTGGTCTTTTCACGGATGAATGTAGTAAACTTTTCGTAAGTTTCCCAAAACATCCTGTTTTCTTCAACCTCTGCCTCTGTCATAGCAGATTCATCCAACTTACGATTTGCTTTGTAGGGCTTGTAAAAATCTTTACGCCAACTACGACCCTCAAGACAGAATACAACATGGTCAATACCAAACCGTCGCACAGCACTGTTTACACTTGATAGTGTCAAGTGTAATGCCATGCCCACTTTAGTCCAAGGATCTTCATTCCTACTTGCCACATGTCGGGCACGGAAAAAAGTGTTTGCTGTGTCAATCAGTGCGTATTTCATACCAGTCCTAAGCATAGTTATAAAGGTCTAAGTCAGTATACACTAGTTCTGATTTACTGTCAAAACTTAACTGTTTAGTTACGCCAGCAAAGTTAGTTTGGTACTTGTTCCAAAGTTCTCCGTATGGATTGAAATTACTAAAACTTATTTTAATAGGATGAGGAATACCTTCTTCATTAGTTTTACTTAGATATGGTTCATATGCTTCAAATGGAATCAACATAAAATAAACTTTTGGATCTAAAATACCAGGCAATGTAGCAACCATACAAACACGTAAAGTACCAATTTTATTATGTATATGTATTGTAGCTTGGAAATTACTACGACCATTACGCTTGTTTTCAATATTGCTTAGTGTAACAAACTTACCATCGCTATTATCATCAAAGTCACGATACCATTCGTTTCCTTCTAACAACTTGGTATGTGGCATATGTTTGGCTAATACTTGTTCCCAAAATCTACCTTTATTTTGGTCATCACTAAGTATTGATTCCATAATATGTTTACGAATTTCAGGTGTTTTGTTACTATGTAAATCGTTTACTAATTCACTTAAGAATTTTGGGTTAAAGGGCATGATTTTTCCTATATTAATTTTTATGCCAAATATAAATCTTGTCTTGTTTCTTTTTGTTTTTTTGTTGACCTAGTTGCTGTAGTAAATCTTCTTCGCTATCACAAACTGGTAGTCCATGTTGTACAGCATCTTCATACATCTTTGGACTGATATTGAAACATACATGACCATTTGGTTTAATATGTTTCATACATTTCTTAAACAATGGGATAAAAAACTTCTTATAGAACAACTTGTCACTATCCCAAAGTGGCATGTGTTCATACATTTCTAAATTGATATATGGAGGACTTGTTAATACAAAGTCATAGTCAATCTTACTAAAATCAACATCTAAACAACTGCGCCAAATCATGTTTAATTTACTAGTTTGTGATACAGTAAACAATCCATTACCGAATTCTGTTGCTGATGTATTTAAAAATGTCATCATTTCTTGGTAAGCAGGTTTCATTTCTACATTAGTATCAATGCCTGTATAATCAATACCCAATGCCCAAGCACCTAACATTCTTCCTCCCCAGCCTGCTGTAGGATCTAACACACTAGTTGCTTTGTATTTCTTATATAGATATTTGGCAGTAGTAGACTTGAACATAACAATACTGCCCAAGTTAATTCTAAAACATTCATAGATATTACCAGCGGCGGTTTTACCACCACGATTTCTTACACGGGTATCATCTAATAGTTTAGCCCACTTTACTGGATCACTATAGATATCATAGATGTTTTTCTTGCTATCTTCTCTACGACATTTTAATAGATTTTTAAATTGAAAGTGATATAGAAAAGGATTACCATAAAAGTTGTTAGCATTACTATCAGCAACAAAAGCTTTTAGCTTATCCAAGTCACGTTTAAGTTCATTGTCCGTAATAAGTTTATGGTTTTCAATATCCTGTAGAGTAACTAGTTCTAAGTTATTATTGATAGGCTTTAATGGTTTTTTCATTTTACAAAATCTAACACGTTTTGTTCACAAATTGATTTTTTACTATGTGAGAAATAATCTGTTTTATCTTTTCCACCATATTGAAAATGTTGTTTACGGGCTTTTTGTTGCCATCCTCTATTATGTACATCAAGTTCTGCTAACAATTTTTTGTACTTTTCATCAATCTTTTTATACTCACGTTCCTTTTTATCTAACAAATCTTGTTCTGCTTGACTAATTACATCACGACCCATGAACACTGTAGTAGTATTATATCTGCCACTGTTAAAAATGTAAACTGCATTTGGTCTAGGAAGGCTATCATTCCACATAGGACATGTCCCATTTTTTGTGCTTTTACACTCAAACCCAATGAACCTATCGTCAAAATCACGTATTAGAATGTCTGGAAATCCCTGAGACCCTGCTGGTTGAACAATAATACTACCTAAGGGCATGTCTTCTAAGGCAACTCTTAACTCAGTATCAATACCAATTCTTGCCCAATTCTTTAACATTGCTTTGCCCAATTTTGGGTAATTACTTTTTTCAGTAATTGTAAACCCTGATTCTTGTAGTTTTATTGCTACAGCAAGTTCATGTCCATGTACAACTTGACCACTACGTGCTTGGTCATTTTTGTAGTAGGGCATCAATAGAATTGATTTTGTAGCTTGTAGTAGTTGGTTGCTCATATAATATGTATGTTTAGTTGTAAAACATAGTTATTATATATCTATAAATTACATAAGTCAACCTTTAACTTACTTCAGTACGCCCATCTCCAATGTCTCTACTACGAATAACTCTTAAATCACGGTTATTGGGATCAGCCTGTTGTTGTTCGTAAATTTCTAACGCTATATTTCTACAAACAGTTTGGAACCAACGGTCTACTATTTGGGCGTCAGTGTCATCATTGCGTATTTTATATCCAGCCTTTATAAGATTTAGTACGAACTTATCATTCCAATCTAATTCAAAACTACCATTATTGATATCGGCAGGGTCTAACTCAACACTAATAATACTAATGTAGGGTTCACCATTCTGTGTAGCTAATTCTTTAGCTGATAGTTCTTGTTTAGATTTTTTAGACTTCTTAGGGGTGGAAGGAGCCTCGCTCGGTGGCTCCAGCCTTGGCTTATCAGTTTTCGTTCCACCTTTTAAAAAAGTTTTTATTTGATTTAAAAAATCCATATTAATCTTTCAGTTTATTTCTTTCTATTAACTTTTTAGCACTATCAAAACGATCAGACATTTTCGGCATAGATAAGCTATGTTCTAAGCCTGAAGGCACACAACACAAACTAAAAGTTCCTGAATTAGCAAATATATCAGTGGGATTATTATTTATATTATTTTTATTAAAATTTGGAACTACACACCAATATAAACTGTACCCTAATGAGGTGAGGTAGTCATAAATCTCAGGTAAGTCAGGAGTTTCATGCGCTTCAAAATATATGAGTGGAGAATAGTTACTAATAGTGTTATACATTCCTTGTATTGCTGGCCATTCAAATGTCTCAACGTCAAGTTTGATTAAATCAGGTTTAGGAAAGTTCCAATCATCTAACTTAATAGACAAACCGATTCTATTTCCTTCGCCTATTTTTACACTACCAAAATTTCCTTCTACACTAGGATCAAAATCTTGAAATAAGACTGTATTATTTTTATCGCTTACTGCTGCATTTATCACAGTTATATTTTCTAAATGTTCTGTATTTTTTAATAGTAATATAAGATTATGTTGATTAGGTTCAAAACAAAATACATGATTTGCTTTTGTAGCAAACGCTACAGCATGAATACCTATATTTGAACCAATATCCCAAACTACACAATTTTTATTCAAAATTGAAGTAAGAAATTCTAATTCATTACTGGCATATTCGCCATACAAATCTAGACTTCTTCCAATCACATTATCGTTTGAATAAAAGCTGAAATTATCTGAGTATTTGGTTTTTATTGTTTTAATCATACATTATTATCTTACTTGTATGTATCAAATAATTTCATGCTTGCTAAGTTTTTTGCTTTACTCTCGCACATAATATCAAAATGTTCGTTAAACGTCATCGCCCAACGATTGACCTGATCGTTCCAATAATAATCACTGTGGGCACGAAGTTTTTGTTTATTATGTCCTGATTCAAGTAATACTTTATGATTGGGTAATGTGTTAATACAATGACCTACCAATATATCTTCCCTACTGACAGAATAATGGCAAGTAGGGCGAACACCACGCCAACTGTCAATAACCCTTTTGACACGATCATCTCCTGTCTGGATATATTCACCTTCCCGAATCCAATGATGGTGTATGTCAAGCACAATAGGAA